AGCATTATGCGCCGCTCCTTGACCCGATGTGGCTTGCAATTAACACTGAGTTTGTTGATTACCTGAACATAGTACTCTGGACCGAGAAGATCTTAAAAACCAAGGTGACGCGAAAGGCGCTGATACGCCTCTTGCTACAAGCCAAACAACTCTATGTCTCACAAACTCACTGAACCCTTAAAGCGAAACGCAGACCCGTGTCAGAATGAAGATTGTATCGAGTGGACCGGACACCGCTCGGGGTACTGCGAGAAGTGTAGGGCTCAGACCTGCGTGAAGTGTAAAAAACAATTCACTCAGCCCGTTTACATGAAGATTAAGTCAAACCAGTTTTGCTCTCGGTGCCGTCCGAGGTAAGGTGTAATCATGGCAGAAGATTATCAAAACTCAGCCCTGATCATGGACCGGGGTTTGCCCCTTGGGAATAGCCTAGACAATCAGGGGCGCAGGGCTCTTCACGCTAAGATCACAAACAATCTAAGCGAACCCATCTATGTCGTTGGCCTAGACCCAAGCGTTGCAAACACAAGACAAGCCGTCATGTTGGCTAACGACCTTGTGCGCTCTTACACGTGGGCAGACTTTGGAACTAATAAAGAGCGAGTAACCCGGATTGATTACACGTCCGTAACCGTCGCACCAACTCAAACGGTTAGACAAACCTTTACCTATACTTTAGTTTCAGGGAAGTACCGATTAGACTCAGAAGTTTGGACAGTGATCTAACCAGGGGGATGTCATGCTAGTTACACTTGCAAACGGATTACAGGTTGATGCAGAGATTGGTTGTTTGGTGTTTCGTCTCACTTCTCAGAAGTCGGTAGCGGACGAAGGCGGGCTTCCAATTGTTGCCTTCTCGGAAGGGTTGCTTCAAGTTCAGATGCCTGATGGGTCGCTTGTAACGGTATCGGGTGACGCGATTGAATCTGTCGCTTGCCCCGCTCAACCTCCAGTTGAAGTCACACTCACCGATGGAAGCAAAGTCATCGTTCCAGCAAGTGTCGCTCCCGTAGTTAACGCTCTGGTAGCGGCTCAACAGGTAGCACTGAATCAGATTCGTGACCTGCTTGATACGACTCAAGTTGGACAGCTTCAGGCTCAGTTAGATCAAGCGACAGCACAACTTAACTCTACATTGGTGTTACTTCAAAAAAGAACGGACGCGCTCACTGCGATTGTTGCAACGGCTCAAACAGCTATTGCGTAGGTGAAAAATGGCTAAGGACTTTGGACGTACAGACTACTGGGCACCTGAAAGCGATCTCGACTCGATTGCTCCTGGTGTCGATTACACGCTCCCAAGCGGAATGGTCCTAAACGTACAAGTGAATGACTGGCTTGATATCGATCCAACGGGTTTGCCAGAGGATATGTTCTGGGGATCTTCTCATCAGGTTGTTGAATTGGGTGAGAGCGAAATCACAGTGAGAGCGTACAACTCGGACTTGGACTTGTTTGAACCACAAGCCATCAGTCCCGATTGGATCATGAACAACTACAGAAGGGTTCCGAATGGCTAAGCAAAGATCCGCCAACCTACTTGCGAACGTAGTCACGAGCTACGACCAAACGAAGACAACTATCCAGGGTCGAGCCGTACAAAAGACAGTCAATAGCAAGTCATGCATTGGGCCTCCACTGTCGAACATCATTGACGTGTTTACTGATACGGCTGGTGTAGTTACTCCAGCAGGACCAATGCATCTAACATCAAGCGGAAGGTTGTTTGTTGTTAACGCCATCGCCGCAGGTGTCGGACAGATCGCTCTATATAACTTTGATTTCACTGGGGTGACGGCTCCTCAGTACGTTGGTCGATTGCTCTACAACATGCCAAACACGGCAGCGACCACGCACACGATTAGATCACTTAAGGTAGACGATACCGCTGGGACCTCCAACTGGAAGGTGTTCATTGCGACCACTGGTTCAGTAGCTATCAACGGCGGATTGTTTATGCTTTACAACGTTGGGGCGTCTGACTTTGTGCCCGTTGGTCCATCAACTATCCCAATTGCAACAGGTTCTGGTCAAAAGGCAGTGTATCAGTTGCAAGGTAGCTCCTTCATGGGAACGCTGACTAATACCACGCAAGCAGCTGGGATCTTGTTAGATGCGGCGTCAACCAAGGTTTACTTGCACAACGGTGTAGCTGCTACACATCAATACCATGTGTACGATTACAGCGGCACGCCAAACAACGTAGGTACAACGGTTACAATTACGATTGCAACGCCTGGCGTTGTTGCTCACGCAGGACATTCGTTTGTTGCCAACGATCCAATCACGCTGTCAACCACTGGAGCACTCCCAACTGGCCTAACAGCGGGTACTGTTTACTTTGTTAGAAACCCAGTGGCTGGAGTTAGCTATGAATTATCGGCGACATCTGGCGGTGCTTCTATCGCTACGACTGGAACTCAGTCAGGAACTCACACCTCACGCCGTGCGTTTGGTCAAACATCAGCACTCACTTATTTTGCAACGGGTAACTTGCCTGCACTTACCGGCACGCTTCTTTTGACTAACGCTGAGGACATCTATGTTCCGTCTTCAGGACCCAACTCTGGCGTTAACTGCGCCACACTTGGGACCACCACTAACGCATACGAGGGTAAGCTGTCAGAGCTAACCGCTTCGGCAACATCGTGGCCCTCGCTGCGAACAGTTAATTTAATTGGTGGGTCTACCGATATTATTACACCCACCGCTCAATACATGCAGATTGGTCAGACTACGCAGGACATTGTCTATGTTACTGCCAACGCGCAATTCGTAGCCAAGCCGTTTACAAACTCCGTAATCACGGCAGTGTTCGGTTCTTACGTTAATGCGGTTCTAGAAGCCAACCCACAACTAACGTGGTTCTTTGGACTTAACACCGTATCAGGGATCGAGCGAAGAAGCGGATGGTTGCTTGCTGCTTCTTCACTCACGTCTCAGCGCGTGATTACATATTGTGATTACAGATCTGACAGCATCTGGGACTACTCTTTTGCGGTGTCTCCAGTGCTGGATATGAACTATGGGACGCTGAAGGACATTCGTACGATCGAGGCTGCGTTCGATAATACGGGCACATGCCAGTTCTACTACAGGACAACAGGCTTTGGTTCTATCTCTGGGGGATGGACAGCTCTCAACGTTGCTGAAGATCTTGAGACACTAGCGATCTCAGCGGCTCAGATTCAATTTAAGATCACGTTTGATATCACGAACCAAAACCTTCCAACCCCTGCGCAGGTCATTGATCTTTACTGGGACGCAATATTCCCTGGCGAGAACTCTGACTACTGGGAAGTGGAGTTTGATCACTCATCGAGCGGGTCACCAACGCGCACGAGTTTCAGACTGAAAACGGCGTACACAACATCGGTTCCTACGCTTTATTACCGTGCATATGACACGAGCAATGCGCAGCTAGTGAATCACAACACATCAGCAAACGCCTCTCACTTTGAGTATTCGACCGATAGTGGCACGAGCTGGAATCCGCTGGGCACGGTACCTAATATAGTCGGGACGTTGGTCCGATACACGTTCACAAGTCCTCCTGGAGTCGATATCAGGCCAAGCTTGAGGGAGAGTTAAGAGATGGCAACGCAGCTTGTACTAGACAACTTTGTGCAAGCCAGCTCATCGGCGTGCATAGCTGACTTAACTCCACCAACGTTCTCGGGGATTAGTTCTCTAGTGGCCAACCTTAACGGCAGCCTCACTGCCTCGTGGACAGCTGCTACTGATGCAACAACTCCAATTAGGTACGAGGTATACATCCAAGCGGACACGGCCACTGGATTGTTTGTTGACTCAAACGTGACGAACATGACGTATGCCTCTCCACACACGATCTTTCTTGACGCCGCTGACGTTGCGCTTGAGGCGGACCGCACCTACTACGTTGGGGTGAGAGCAGTTGACGCAGTAGGAAACGAGAACACTAACACGGTGTCTCTCTCTGCGGTGTCTCAAGGCGTTCTAACTGAGAACCTTGGCACTATTGCATCTGCGCTACAAGCGACAGAGGCTCTACTTGCTGCAGATCATGTCAACTTTGTTGCAGACCATGCAAACTTTCAGACAGATCATACTAATTTTGGAACGGATCACACCAACTTTGGAAGTGATCACACGGCGTTTCAAGGCGACCACACCAACTTCCAAACTGACCACACTAACTTTCAAACCGACCACACGAACTTTCAGTCAGATCACACGAACCTTGTCACTGTTTACAATGACTTGGCAGCAACCGCTATTGATCTAGCAGTAGAGAAGTCAGAGTGTAGGGGCGTGTTTGCTATCTCTAACGCGAACATGTTCACAGGTGAGCTGTGGTTTGAGCACAAGGGTCAAGCTGTGGACACGCTACTTGGTACTGCCTCTTATAGCGTTTACGACTCAAGCGATTCTTTGGTTGCTGGACTCTCTGAAACGGGAATCACAGCTAACGGAAACGGGATATTCGTCATCACCCCAGTTGACGCATCCCCTCTAGAACCATTTGTAAACTACCGAGTAGAGATCACTATCACTTACAACTCACTCCCTTATACGTCCTACAAGGGACTAACGGTGGGTGAGTGATGGGTGCTCGTAACCTTGGGCGTAAAGCACTCGTGATTCAGGGGTCCAGAGAAGCGCAAGCTGTCTCTAACTCTATCACGCAGCGTCAAGTCTACAACGACCCGGATGACTGCTGTACTCTTATCGCCCAGTCTCGTGTTGGGATGCTCGTGAACAAGTACAACATGCTGACCTCGAAGTATAACCTCTCGTTCTTCTCCGATGATCCACCCATAGCACCTAAACAATACCTAGACCCATACTGAAGAATACCATTGACGCCACACAGGGGTAATACATACTAAATTGGTATGGCACCACGCGGCAGACCACGTAAAGAGATTGACGCAACCACGGTTGAGAAGCTTGCTGGACTTAACTGTACGGTGCAAGAGATAGCCGACTGGTTCGATGTAGATAAGAGAACAATCGAGCGCAGGTTTATGCCGCACCTCACGAAAGGTCGCTCTCACGGCAATATCAGTCTAAAGCGCAAAATGTTTGAGATGGCTATGGGTGGGAACGCCACGATGTGCATCTGGCTATCGAAACAGATGCTAGGCTACACGGACAAAGTAGAAAGTAAAACGGAGTCAGAAGTAAAAACTGAAATGACCTGGACGGCGAACTTCGCAACGCCTACACCTAAAGACGGTGCCGCATCTTAACCTGTATCAACCACACCAAGCTCAGCTAGCGTTCCACAACTCGAAGGCGCGCTATCGTGTCGTTTCTCTTGGCCGACAATCGGGCAAGAGCACTATGGCAATGAACGAGCTAGTCGTTCACGCTTGGACTAGACCGAACACGCACTATTGGTTCATGAGCCCGATCTACTCACAAGCTAAGGATCAATACAGAAAGCTCACGAAGTATCTACCGGATGAAGCGATAGCGAAACGCTCTGAGACTGAGTTACGTGTAGAGCTAATCAACGGCAGCTCCATTGAATACAAGTCAGGCGAAGTGTTAGACCGACTAAGAGGTGCAACAATTCACGGCGTAGTGCTAGACGAGGTGAGAGACCTACCCTCTGAGCTGTGGCCACTCGTGATTCGCCCGATGCTTACAACCACTCAGGGCTGGGCCGCTTTCATCTCTACCCCAAACGGGTTCGACGCGTTCTATGACTTGTTCAAGAATGCTGAGAGCGACCCCTCATGGCAGTCGTTTCAATCTCCATCAACCGCTAACCCGTTATTCACTCAGGCCGAGTTTGAGGCCTCTCGTAGGTCAATGAGCGAAGCCGAGTTTGCTCAAGAGATACTTGCAGAGTTTAGAGACTTGCATAAGGGTAAGGCTTACCTCACCTTCTCCAAAGACAACCTAAGCCTCACGTGCCCGTTTTTGGATGGAGATAGACTATACTCGCCACACCTTCCCGTCATCCTCGCGTGTGACTTCAACATATCCCCTATGGCGTGGAATCTAGGGCAGCAGCGAGGCAATAAGTTCTACTTCTTTGACTCGATCTTCCTGCGCAACTCACACACTCCAGAGGCAAGTGAGGAGATTGCTCAGAAGATTAAGGCCCTAAACATCAAGCACAGCCCACAGGTCATCATAGCGGGTGACGCGACTAGTAAAGCTTCTCAGCGTGCGGCAGCAGGAGCTAGTGACTACATGATCCTGTGTCAGACACTAGATCGTCACGGAATCTCGTGGAGCAACGTCACTCCTGACTCAAACCCTTCAGTCAAAGACAGGGTCAATCGAGTGAACACGAAGCTTAAGTCAGCGTCAGGTGAGATTACCTTATGGCTACACCCAACCAACTGTGCTGAGGCAGTCAAAGACTTTGAGCGGGTATCTTGGAAGCCAGGCGGCTCATTCACGCTCGATCAAACAACTGACACGGAGCGCACTCACGCGTCTGACGGTATCGGATACTCCGTGTGTGCATTAGACCCGATGCAGCTAGATGGCTCAGTAGGCAAGCTTGCAATTGTAAGACGTTAGAGGCAGGGTATCTCCATGGGGAAGGGGTTCAATCACGCGCCGAAATACGTTCAGTTTATCAAGCAACGCGACGCTGCGTTAGACAAGCTACACTCGAAGGCTCAGACTAAAGCGGCTGACGAACTCAAGGTTGCACTTAAGAGAATCGAAACAATCGTTCGCGCTACAATCACTCACCTCCCAAACGAGATGCAGTTCTCACACGCTGACTCAATGTTGGCTCAGCATCTAGGCTCACAGATTGACTTTGAACTAAACGAGTACAAGTCAAAGCTCATTCAGATCGTAACACGTCTTCGCCGTTCTGCCGCTACCATGACCCTTCTCGGGGAGTTAGAGGCAATCTCTCGCGTGACAGGTAAGCAAGTTACCGTGAACAAGAAACGTCATGACGTTGTCAAACCTTACATCGAGCATTCTTACGGAGGCACGATCGAGTCACACTTCTCGATGGCTCTGAAGAAGCTACGAGACAAGATCGTAAACGCTGTGGTGCTAGGCAAGATCAGAGGCGACGAGACCGAGCTAGTCTTAGACATGGTTCGTAAGCAGTACCCAAAGTTCAAACGCTACAAGCGCCCACCAAGACAGCTTAAACCCATAAGAGAAGCTGAGCGTAAACCAGTAGAAACGTTCGTGTTTGGAACATTCCCAGAAGAGGATGTTCAAGACATGATTGACGACTACTCAGAAGAGTACGTGCCTAAGTTTAGATCCGCTGACGTGTTTGACGTTGAGGGTGACGCAGGCTTTAGTATCGACGAGGGTGAGTGGGCTCAGTGGGAAGTAGAGAATCAGATCACCTCAGACTTTGTTGACCTAGTCAGAGATAAACAAATTCAAGCAGCATCTGATCAAGGGATTACAGACTTTGTGTGGATCACTGTGTTTGGACCAAACACGTGTGACTCATGCAAGTGGCGTAACGGTTTGACCACTTCTGAAATTGAGGCCAAACTCGAACAAGTAGACGATGACATTGACGCAACGAATCCACCAGCTCACCCGCACTGCTACTGCACGCTTGCGCCTTACAGTGAAGCTGGCTTCGAAGGCTTTGACGCACCTGAAAGCTTAGGGGACTTTGAAACATGGCTAGAAAAACCAATAAAACTCCTGTGATCGAATCAACTCAAACCGAGAGGCAGAAAGCTGAACGAGCTGCTGTGATCAAGAACCTACTCGCGTTTAACGAGAGCGATTACACGTTTGATGACAAGTTCACGCCCTGGGATCCAAGCAAGGACGGGACTAACGTACACACCACGCACGAGCTTTACGAGTTAGCTAAGCGTGACGAGAAGATTCAGATCGAAGGAACGACGCTTGCCTATAAAGAGGGCAAGCTAGTCAGGGTCCCAATCAACCGTGAGAAGTTCATGGAGGCTTTCAAGGCTAACTCTAGGCGTAAGTTTAGAGAGGCTTACGACGCCTTCTTAACCGACCAGGACATTGCATCAAGCTCTGGCAACCTCATTGGTCAGGACTATATCCCACTCATGGGCGGACCGTTTCACAAGCAGCTTTATCTTTATGACTACTTGAGGATGAACGCTTACTCGTTTTGGGCGTATAACCATTGGCCCGTGTGTAAGCGAGCTGTGGATATCATGGCGTCATTCACTTTAGGCCGTGGCTACCGCGTGGATATCAAGCGTCAATCCGGTGGCGATCACCCTGAAGCAGAGGCTCTATGGGCAGCGTTTGAGTCGGTCAATGACCTACCCACCCTCATGACACACGTTGCAACTGAGCTGTCTCGTGACGGAGAAGTCATGTTCTGGTGGCTGCCTAACCAGCAAACAAAGATCGCGTTTCAGGTGAGGCCTGGGCAAGAGCCCCCCACTGGTATCATCCCCCGTATTCGTTTGATTGACCCTTCGTGTATCTATGACATTGCGACTTACCCAGAGGACATCACTCGCGTTCTGTTCTACCAGTGGGTGAGTCCTACTCAGTATCAGATTTACACAGGCAATGATGGTGGCTCTCCTGTTCCTGGCACCAAGTTCATCATGCAGCAGATCCCTGCTGATCAAGTAGATCACTACAAGGTTAACTGTAGCTCTAACGAGAAGCGTGGACGCTCGGATCTATTCGCAGGGTTAGGATTCGCAAAACGCCTCACTGACACGGTTAATTACAGCCTAGTAGGGCTTCAGAAAGCCGTTGCGTGGTCTATCGACACTACGATCGAAGGCACTCAATCGGATATCGACGCCTATGTTCAGTCACAACAACAAATGGGCACGATCCCAACCTCAGGCTCTGAGTTCGTTCACACCAAGAAGGTAGAGCGTAAGTATTTAGGGAACGAAGCCACTGCTAAGGGTGGGGACAACCCAGTGTTTGATTGGTCTATGAACATGTTCTGCTCCGCTGTCGGTATTCCCACTAACTACTTTGGGATGCATCACGGTGGGGGGTCTACTCGTGCAAATGCTTTCGTAGCCACTGATCCAGTTTTAAGACACTTCGAGATGCGTCAGCTCGTATATCAACGCATGCTTACGAAGATGGCTAAGCGTCTATTTAAGACCTTTGGCATCAAGGACGCGGTGATTGAAGTAACCATGCCAGAGCTTATGACGCAGGACAGAAGCGCTAAGCTTAAAGACTTGGCCCTAGCAGAGATGCAGGGTTGGATTAGTCACGAGCGCGCTGCAACAATAGCAAGTAAGGAGCTTAATATTGACGAGTACGACGTTGATATTGAGATGGAGAAGATCAAGCAAGATCGAGAGCAAGGCGCAACCGAGCCAGAGCCAGGCCCACTCTCTCAGGGCACTGACGGGCAGGAGCGTTCAGGACTAGAAGACCGAAAGGAGCTAGCTCAAAGTGGTGGATTTTAATACAGCAACAATATCCGACGTGATTCAAAACCCAGAGGCTTACGGGGCACCGACGTTTGACCAATTCGTTAAGAACCGACACCATTACACAAGTAAAGATGAACTCTTGGCTGAGAGCGTTGATCAGGGCTCTAAGTGGTTTCGTCGCAACGTGAGCTATCGTTACTACTTCTTGGGCTACCGTTGTGACTCACTTGAGCAGATCGAGCGTATCGCTAAGAGTGAGGGCTACACTTGGAGTGATTTGGAATTGAAGCCAGAGCTAGAGAAGGACGAAGTGGGCAAGATCGTATTTCACGTTCACTTTGTTCCTAAGACGGCTTTAAGTGAAGAACACGAAAGACAGGCAATCGATGGCATCAAAAAAACATTGGAGTGAGCTATTCGTGCACGGACTAAGAGAGTCTAAGAAGGCTCAGGAGTCTGGTGACGCTGGTCCAGTGGCTTATCTCTACACCGTTGCAAAGGCGTTTAATCATGGCAAACAAAGTAAAACGAAAGAGTCCGAATTGCCCGTGTCTGATGTGTCGGGCTTCGACGCTGCTCAAAAACTCATCGTGGAGAACCCTGGCATTTCAGGCCCTACTTTACTCAATCTCCTTAAGTCTAAGGGGTTTGAACTTGCTGCACCAAAGGGTGAGCCAAAAGCTGAAGACGCTCCAAAAGAAGCCGACTCGGCTGGTGCAAACGTTCAAGCTACGAGAGCAGGAGCCAAAGCTTTAGAGCGTGGCGCTACGATCGGAATCAAGACTCGCTTTCGTGAGAAGGACACCAACATCCTTGGCCCATCTAAGTTTGAAGTGATCCTCATTCAAGAGGGCATGGGCAATCTGAAGGACGCTTTCTACTATTCAAGGGAGTGTCTTGAGAAGTCTGTAGCTATCTTTGAGGGCAAGAAGATTTACGCAGACCACCCTAGCGCGATTGATGAGCAGGTCAGGCCAGAGCGTTCGGTCAAAGAGATCATTGGTCACTTCGAGAAGATTCGTTTGACTGAAGGCCCAGAGGGTCAGGCACAGCTTAGAGCAGATTGCATACTACTTCCCGACTCGTCGTTTGAGTGGGCAAGGGCATTGTTTAGGCACTCGATTGATTACGCCAAGCAATACCCGGACAAAGACTTCGTTGGCCTCTCCATCAATGCGTCAGGTGACGCCGAAGAGGTAGCGCTTGAGGACTTGCGTAAGACTATAGACGTACCAAAATACGCAGAGCCCAAACTTGATAAAGCGGCCAATGAAGGTATCACTAACGTAAGGCTAGTTAAATCGATCACTGAAGCTACCTCCGTTGACCTTGTCACAGAGGCGGGAGCGGGCGGTCGCATTGTTACAATCTTAGAAGGGGAACGTAATGGAAAAAAAACACGAAGCTGAACCCGCCCATAAGGACGAGGCTCAGGATAAAGAGTTGATTAAGGCCATGCTTGATAAGCACTTGGGCAAGGACGAAGAGCACGGCGAAGAAGTCATGAAGCACGCTCACGAAATGTACCAGGCTTGCAAAGAAGCTGGCATGGAAGACGAAGACGCAGAAGACCACGTTGGCAAGGCAATGAAAGTTGCTAAGGTCATGGGTAAGAAGCACGCCGAGAAGAAAGAAGGCGAGAAGCACGAAGCTGAAGTTGAAAAACATGAAGCTGAAGGCGAGAAGCACGAGGCTGAAAAACACGAAGCCGAGAAACACGAAGCAGAGAAGAAAGAGTCCGAGAAGGAAGCTCATAAAGAATCTGCTGAAGTGATTCGTCTTAAGGGCGAGCTTGCTGCATTCAAAGAGTCTAACCGTAAGCGTGAACTTGGTGAGTATCTCGATCAGAAGTTGGCAGCTACGAAGCTTCCACGTGAGATGACCAAAGTCGTGCGCGAAAGTTTGAAAGATCCTAAGTCGAAAGAACAGATCGACGGGACAATTGCTGTGTTCTTGGAAGGTGTCAAAGCTGGCGGTGAGGCTAGCCGTGAACTTCCTTGGACTGTCAGCGCAGAACGAACCGAAGCCGTTGCTGAAGGCGAGTCCTTTGGCGATTGCTTCTAACTAATATCCTAGGGGGATAAAACAATGGCTGGTGTAAATCGTATTGTTAGAGAGCAAGCCAAGCGCTCGCTCTTCCCTTCGGCTCAAGCGCTGATCGATTCCACGATCTCGTTTAACCAAGGTGATTTGTTGGTGTTGGATGCTTCTACCCATAAGCTTCGTGCTCAAACCACGGGCGACACGGGTGCAACATTCGCTGGATTGGCTGAAGTAACTATTGCGAGCGGTAAGCTTGCAAGCCCTTACTCTGGAACTGCTGTAGACGCTGCACAAGCGATCTCTAGCATCCCAGGCCCAGTTGTGGGCGTAGTTGCTAAGCTTGTTTTGAAGACAAGCGACGCAATCAATCCTGGCGACAAGGTCTATCCTTACGTTGCAGGTGGCGCATACCACGTGACTTCTGTGGGAACTGGTCTGACCGCAATTGGATTCTATCAAGGCGCAGCAATCGCTTCTGCTTCGGCAGGTCAGCAGATCGAAGTTGCATTGGTATGTCCTTTGGCTGGCGCTGGATTCTAATTGAAAGGACTAAACAATGAGTAACTTAAAAGAACGTAATGAGAAGGTAATTAAGAAAGTTCTCACGGAGAGCCAAGAGATCAAGGCTATGCGTGAAGGCTTCAAGAAGCGTTTCGGCGTTGAGATGCTCGACGGCGAGAAGTTTCCTGTGATGAAGGAAGGTTTCTCCTTCACGAAGGCAATGAGCAAGATCAGCTTGAAAGAAGCTGACGCTGCTAGCGCTTTCACACAGTTCTTGCGTGCTGGTGTTCAAACCATCACCAACGCTGCTTATGAAGCAACCCCAACCACTTACCAAGACTGGGTAACGGTTGTTCAAAGCACCAAGGACACCGAGCTGTATGCTCCTAACCACGGTGTGGCGTTCCCACGTCAAGTAGGTCCTTCTGAAGTGTACCCTGAAGTTGGAGCTGCTGCTTTGGATATCAAACTCCAAAACCGCAAGTTCGGCGCAGTGTTCGCTATTCAGAAAGAACTGCTCGATGACGACCAGACTGGTTCGTTCCAGAAGCAAGCTGCTATCTTGGGCGAATACATGAAGGTTCTGACCGAAGTTCTGGTCATGGGTAAGTTGGCTTCCGTGTCTGGCATGAAGTACATCGACTACTCCATCCCAGTCAGCGAAACTCAACCTTCGACTGAGTCTACATATCCTTGGAGCACTGGGTTGGTTGGAGGCGGTGCAAACCGTCCTTCTTCTTTCTCTGCTCTTACACCTAGCTCGTTGCAAGCTGGCTTCATCGGTCTGATGAACCAGAAGAACTTGCAAGGCATCAAGATGATGGTTGATCCTGACCGCTTGTTGGTTGGACCACAACTGCATCTTGACGCTGCAACGATCTTGAACTCTGCTTACTATCCTGCTGGTGCTGCAGCTGCTGGTGCTCTCACGGGCGCTTTCGCTGTCAACGTCTTGAAGGGTAAAGCTGACCTCACGATCAGCCGTTTCATGTTCAAGAACGACGGCACCGTAGCTGGTGACTCGAAAGCTTGGTACTTGATGGACTCCAAGAAACCTTGGTTCGTCCTTCAAATGCGTGAAGCTTCGACCGTTGTACAAGAGAACCCACAATCCGGCATGAGCTTCGAGCGCGACGAAATTCGCTTCAAAGCACACTGCCGCATGAACGCCGACCACATTGATCCTCGCTTCGCATGGCAGGGCAATGACGGCTCTGTATAACGCAGTAAGTTATTAAAGCATGACGGGGGTGGGACTCACGGATGAGTTTCACCCCTTTATGCTTGCACGGATTGAATAAGCAGTTTTTAATTCACTCATGACAAAACAAAGAGTGATCAAGTCGAGCGCACAAGTGAGTGAGACACCAACCGTAGTGGTGGCAGCAAGAACCGAGAAGCTGTCGACTGAAAAAGCTGGTTGGGGATTGGCTGAGTTGGTCGCCAATAACAGGTTTTTTAAACGCAACTTTGTAGTCGAGTGTTTGAGGGTAGCAAACCCTTACTTCCCGAGAATGTGGAACGTGGATATGTTTTTTGAGCACGCAGAGGGGCGACCACTTTACGTTGATATCGTTCCAGTGGCAGCGTGGTCTAACTTGGAGTTACGCGAGCAAGTAGTGAATGCGTTTGTTGCTCGTAAGAAGTTGATGAAGAAAGCCGGGCTCCGTTACTTGTACATTGAGCCTGACATGACATTGGGTGACGCCCTAGAACAGATGGGAGAGCTGTAATGGCCTGGACAACTTCGCTGGCAGATCTTAGGGCTCTCTTGAGTGACGGCGCTTCTGACAAGTACAGATACCGTAAGCGCGTGATCAATGAAGTAAACGGCGTCAACCGAGTGTTTAAGACATTTGAGTTTAGACGAGTGACGGACTTTACTTCGGTCACTGGTGACCTTGGCGTGTACGTCAACGGTGCGCTTGCAACGGTTAGCTCTGACACGGTTGGTAATGGTGAGTTTGTTCTAGCTACCGCTCCAACGGATGGATCGTATGTTGAGGCGACGTACTACATCCAGTGGTTCTTAGATGCAGAGCTTAATCAGTTTTTACGCTCTGGGAGTCAGTTTTTAAACTTTGGGGATGATCCGTCTAATACTCCATCAGGTTTACAACCAGCGTGTTTGAAGTACGCAGCTCATGAGGCTTACCAGAAGTTGGCACTGCGTTGGGCTGAGCACTTAAGTGAGACGTACCGAACAGAAGATGCACCTGATAAGAACCGTATGTCCATCGTTGAGCAGTATCAGAAGATGGCTGAGACTTATCTCAAGGAAGCTAAGACGCTTCGTCAGGACTACTACACACGCAATGACCAGCAGAACCAGCCCTTGTTTAGTTCTATTTCAGGAGCAGTTCAGGACGTAGTACCACCGAGGTAATCAAGTGAGCGTAAAGTTAGAGCGCGTCAAGGACACGACGGTTGACGCTTTAACCGACATGATCCTAAAGGCTAAGACGCCTCGTGCGTTCTTCTCTCGCGTTATCTATCCCGAATACAAGAAGGCACAAGTAGAGCGCTGGCAGACTGAGAACACTTCTCAGGGTGAGCACTGGGTGCCACTGAACCCAACTTACTCCAAGTACAAAAAGACACGGTTTGCTGCCTATCCTTACGGTGGCACTAGGATGCTTGTGGCCACTGGCAAACTACTTAAGAGCATAACAGGTGAGGAGACACGGGATCACGTAGCGATCTTCACTGACTCGTCCATGACGGTTGGAACCTCGTTAGACTACGCCGCTTATGTAGCCGATACTCGTCCCATCGTTGAGTTTGACGAGGCCATGATTGATCATTGGGTTGAGATGGTTCAAAACTTTATAGCGGGGGACTAATGTCTATACACTTATCAGAAGTAGCAACCGACCTAATCGTTGAGAAGTTGAAGCAGGATTTACCCGCTGCGTTAGCCGCTGTGAGAGTAAATCGCAACGATGCGTTGGTAACAACCGAGCCACCCAAGTCATACTTCATCTATGGTGGAGCTTACGCTTACAGGGCTCCTGCTGTTTTTGTTGTTGTTGATGCTATTAACTTCCAACTAGACCGTGGGCAGAACTTTACAGAAGCCAAGATCATCGTAAAAGTTTCGGGCGTTGTAGAGGACAAGGATCTTCAGAGGCTTACGATTAAGTCTTACCGCTACCAAGCTGCGATGCACTCGGTTTTGGCTCAAGCTCGTTTGACTAGTACTGACGATGGGCTAACCATTGTTCTAAGAGTCACACGCGCCGAGTATTCTCCTGCCTTTACCGATTCGGGCAAGCCGGAGGTGACGGGTGGAGTGTTCCGTAAAGAAGTGATGTTTGAAATTGAATGTGAAGCGTTTGAGAACCTGTAACCTTTCAAGGGGGGAATAACTAATGTCTGCAAGTTTCGCTAATATTACACCCACCAACCTAGAGCTTTCGCCAATGCGTGTGAGTCTGGGTGGCGTGGACCTGGGCGCAAGCCTTGGCAACGTATCCGTAAGCATCGAGTACACGAAGGCTCCTATCAAGGCTGACCAATTCGGTGACTCCGTGCTTGATATGCGCAACACGGGTCTGAAGATCACAGTCACAACTGAGTTGGCTGAGATCAAGAACAAGGACATCTTGAAAACCGTGTTTCCTAACATGAGCTTGGTTGACGGTGGCTTGGCTGGTAAAGCTGGCTACTTCGTGAGCAAGGTTGGCGAGAGCGATCTCTCGTTGGCTCAGCAACTCGTGCTTCATCCTCTGTCGAACGTGGACGCTGACAAGAGCGGAGACTACACGTTTTTCAAAGCCACTGCTGACGGCAAGTCCTCGATCGTATACGGACCAACCGAGCAAGCACGCTTGAAAGTCATGTGGAACATCTATCCTGATACGTCTGTTCTTCCTGCTAAGTACTTGTTCATTGGTGACACGACGATTGGTCTTGTGAACGCAGTGGCTGGCTCACCTGTTCGCACTGGCACGGGTAACGGCACAATGACTTCTGTAGCGGTTGTTAACGGCATTACGAAGACCGAAACGATCACCGCTCTGTGTGTGGCAGCTGCTGCAAACAGCGGAACCTTCGCAGTGTCTGGTTCAGTGTCTGGACCTCTGGGCATCGCAACGGTTGGAGTTGGGTTCTCTAGCTCTGTGATTTCGTTCTTGATTAACGACGGCGCGACTGATTTCGTAGTAGGAGATCAGTTCACGGTAGCAACCACTGCCGCCAACTACGCTTAATTGAGGGGTTATTGAGATGGGAGTCTTCAACTTAAAATCTAAAGCAGCTCAAGTCGAGGTCATGTGTGACTTGGATCACGTGATCGAGCGAGAGATTGGCTTTGTTTTTAAGGGGGAGACTCACTATCTCGAACCCATCACCACTGAGCGCTTCATTCGTTTTGCTAAGGGCTTGATAGAGATTCAGAAGGAACAGGACTCCGCCGATAGAGTCATGGAGCTTTACCTGGCCATGATTAGGTCGGTGTGCAAGTCCTTTACCGCTGAACACGTCAAACAATTGACTCAAGCCCAAGCGATTGTCTTATTCACTCACATTGCCAACAAGATCATGGGGCGAAGTGAGCGAGAGACTGAAGACGAAAAAAAAAACTAGTTGAGTCGCAAGAGTTCGTTTCGATTAACTTCAACGAGCTAATTTCAGAGTGTTGCATGTTGTACGGTTGGGGGTTGGATTACGTTCTCTCGATGCCAGCTCGTAGCTTCTTCACGATGCTGAATGAGGGCAGGTCGTTGTGGTCGCGCAGAGCTAACCGAATGCTTTACGAGTTCTGTGACATCGCAAGAATACCAACGTTGGTTCCTCAGAGTGTGGATAACTTAAAGAAGATGTACTTTGACGCTTCCACTACGGCGGCTGAGTTACGGGCTCGTGACAGACTAACCAGACAGATTGAGGAGAAAGCCAAGCAAGAGAAAGAGCGGTTAGGACTAGGACCAAAGGACGCAGCAAGTAAAGAGGCTCAAGAGATCATGCTTGGGATCTTCGCAACCAAGAGGCTAATGGAGCATGGCATCTGAGAAGGAAACAAAGTTTAAGTTAAGTCTCGATAACAAGGAGTTTATCGAGAGCGCGCTTCACTCCAAAGAGTCAATCATGTCCTTGGGTGAGGCCAAGAACCTCACGGGTCTAGTCGAGGGGCTGACTAAGGTTGGTGTCACCCTAGGCGTGGTCGGAGTTGCTGCGTGGGGGATTAAGACCGCGTTTGAGACTGTCTTTGAAGGCGAAGAGATTCGTCAGATCAACAAAGAGTTTGACGTGCTCACTGAGAAAGCCGGAATTGCAACCGACGCTCTCAAAGAGGGCTTGGTTAAAGCGGCTGGTGGGTTAGTTGATGACACCGAGTTACTGAAAGCAGCAAACAAAGCCATCATTGAGATGGGCAATAGTGCGCAACGCTTGCCTGAGGTGATGGAGCTAGCCCGAAAGTCTACGGCAGTGTTCGGTGGGGATTTGGCTCAGAACTTTGAGACAATGAACCAGGCGATTGCGAGTGGTAACACTCGAATGCTCAAGCACATGGGCATTATCGTGGACGCTCAGAAAGCTGTTAAGGACTACGCCAACGCCAATGGCTTAGCAGTTAACGAGTTGTCACAAGCTGGCAAGCAACAAGCGATTATGAACGCTGTGCTTGAACAGGGCGGCAAGGCGTTTGAAGGGATTAACGGGGACGGTAAAGAAGCGACAAACACGTTTCAGCAGCTCAAGGTCACTTTTGCTGAGATTGGTGAAACGATCACTCTCGTGTTTGAGAAGACGGCGGGGCCAGTTGTTCGTGAGTTTTTAAAGAACACGAAGAACGTAGTCAAAGACTTCTCTCTCTACATCAAGGAAACACTTGGAGATGGTGCCGAAGCAAGCAACGCTGCGTTTGAGCGAGCTGGTAGACAAGTCGAAGACTTACAAGCCCGCATCGAAGAGGTTAAGAAAAACGGTGCTGGTTGGGCTGCTGCGTTTACTGGCACCAATGCCGAAGCTGAGCTTCAGAAGTTAAATGATCAGTTGGTTGCTGCCAAAGCACATCTTGAGGAGTTAAAGGCCAAGCGTCCAGAGGGACCAGAAGGCGAGTCAGAAGATCGCTCTGCGGCAGAGGCCGTTGATCTTGAGAAGCGTAAAGCTAACGCCGCTCAGTTTCACAAAGAGATGCTGGCCCTTGAGAAGGATCGATTCAAGGAGCAGGAAACTCTTGTTAACTCACAGGCCGATATTGAGGCAGCAGTAAATGAGAAGAGAAAGCTGCTCGAAGAAGACTACAACCAACAAGTTCTAGCACTTGAACAAAATCAGCATTTAAACGCCACTCAGAAAGCCGAAGAGAGGGTTCAGATTGAGGCGTTAAGGATTCAGCGAATCAAGAACCTTGAGAAAGGGTTGGCTGACTACAAGAACTCTCTTAATCAGAACTATCTCAAGAACTCTGAGAACACGGCTCAAGGGATTACGAGAGCGTTTCAAGTTGGGTCGGCGCAGAACCAGAAAGCCATGCAGGACTTTGGCAAGATGGGTGCGCAGACGTTTGACAACTTCGCGAAACACTCGAAGTCGGCACTGTTAGACTTTGGCGCTGGAACCAAGTCCGCGGCAGATGCTGCCAAGGGTTTCATCTTAAACATGGTTGCAGACGAAGCAGAGGCTCGTGGTTCGGTCATGTTGCTTGCATCGATCTGGCCACCCAACCCAGTTGGATTGGCCGCTGGCGGTGGGTTGATTGCGCTAGCTGGGATGCTTCGTTCGATGGCTGGTGGGGGTAGTGGTTCTGGCGTGGGCGCAAGCGGAGGCGGCGCTTCTGGTGTCGCAGGTGGTGAGGGTTTTGGAACACGCACGGACGATAGGCCCACACTACAAGAACAGAAGGCGCAGCGCGGCGTGACTGTTCAGGTACAAGGCAACTATTTTGAGACTGAGCAGTCGAGAATGGCAATGGTTGATCTGATTCGTCAGAATCAAGATGCAACTGACTTTAAGGTTCAGCAGGTGGGGGGATAGATGGCACTCAGCAGCTCTAGTTTGTTCGTATACGGCTTTGAGGTGACGATAGCTAACCAAGCCCTAGACTTCGCTTCCTCGTCGCTCCAGACGCCTTCTACTGCGCATATAGCGACCTTAAACGTGGGGTTCTACTCTCTCTCTGGGTTAGCCACTGAAATTGCACGAGCGATGAACGAGGCGGACCCTGCAAACACGTATTCGGTAAGTATCGATCGCACCGTGGCAGGCGGGTATCAGAACCGTGTCACGATTGAAACTGACGGCAGCTTCTTGACGCTCTTCTTTGGCACAGGGCTGAGAGCTGGCGCGTCATGCGCTTCTCTTATTGGTTTTGCTGCTGCAGACAGAACGGGTGCTACGTCTTACATCGGGGTGTCTTCGGCGGGATCAATCTTTACTTCGACTCTTAACGGTTACAACTATCTGCCCCCCACTTATCGGAATAAGCTATTCGGTTCTGTGAACGTGAGCGCGATTGGCGAGAAAGAAGCAATCTCCTTTAACATTCAGAAGTTTGTGCAAGTCGAATACAAGTACGAGCCCGCATCTTCTATCACGTCTAACTGGGTTCCGTTCTTATCGTGGGCGATTCAGCAACGTAAGTTTGAGTTTACTCCCGAAGTGTCTAACCCTACTCTATTTTACGAGGTCACGCTTGAGAGTTCGGTTGAGGACGGCAAGGGGCTGGGGTTTCGTTTCAAAGAGCAGTTGCCACAGTATCCGAACATTTACGAGACTGGGCAATTGGTCATGCGGGTCAACGAAGTAGCGGCAAGCTTTATTATCTAAGGGGTGGAGCATGGGTGTTTTAGACGGTCAACCAGTAAATCAGTCAGTTACGAACCCTGCGTTTATCAACAAGAACGTGGATGACACGACTCCATCAAAGCTTGGACTAGCTAACACTGATCCGGTGTCTGGCGCTGCGGTGACAAACACGCAACGAGAGATCAACTCGGTTGCTTCTTTCTTAGGCAAGGCGCTCAATTCGGTTTACAATCTTCTGCCCCCTTGGACGAACAACCAAGTAGGAGCTTCGACGAACTCGATCTTTACGAGGCTCAATCTCATCACTGGGTTGTTTAGTGGAACATCGGGTCACACGCACGATGGGACAGATGGAAGTGGAACCCCCATAGCTCTAGCGGGCTTGGGGGCTCTGCGCTCTGGTGTGTTGCCACTTAACTTAGGAGACATCGCTGGGACGATCACGTTTGCCACTCCGTTCACAAGCTCTAACGTCGCTGTATTTGCAACGCTTTACAACGCGACAGACTCCACTCCAATGTATCAACCTGTGACGGTGACTTCTGTTTCGACAACTGGGACGATAGTCTATTGGAATGCTCCGATTGACTCGTCCAATTACGTTTTGCATTATGTAGCGGTACAGTACGCCTAAGGCTACGATTGAGGGGGTAGAGAAGGCATGAGCTATTTCAAACAAGGTGCTCTAATCGAGCTGACCGAAACAGTTGTCACGTCTGGCACAGCCTACACGCTTACAACAGCAAGCAAAACGAATATTCAATTCACGGGCTCAACCGCTCAAAATGTAAACCTTCCAAACGCCACTCTGCTGCCAGTAGGTCGAAAGTTCACGATTCTAAACCGCAGCACTGCAACAATTACCGTGAAATACTTTGGAGGTTCTACACTGACCTCTGTCTCTGCTGGCGCACAAGTTACATTGCTTGTGATCAGCAACGCCACGAGTGATGGGACGTGGGACGTTTCCACCAATGCGGGAGGAGGCGCAGGATCAGTTACGACTGTGCCGATCTCAAACAACCAATCGACTCCAGCTGACCTAAGCGGGTTTTTGATTAACCCAGCAACTTGTCACAAGTTTGTTGCCGAAATTGGTGTGGAGCGAGGATCTCCTGCTATCACTGACGGCACGATTAACACGACTTACAACTCAAACACCCCGACGTTCTCTGGTTCGGTAATTGTGTACTCTGCTGCAACTCAGTCTACCGGACTTGCGATTATGGGTAACAGCAACAACGGAAACCAATTGAAACGGCTCTTGTCCACAGGTGCCGAGGACACGACATTCTCAACAAACGCTGGAGCCGTGTTTGGAACTGGTGGTTACGCCTCTGGAATTGCAATGCAATCAGATGACGCGTTTGTAGTGAGTGGACAGATCCCACGCTACAAGGGGATCACACGGCACAATCTGATCAGAGTTCTATCGGACGGAAACGAGGACACAACTTTTGCGAGTAACCTTGGCACTGGCCTTAACGCTCCTTCTTTATGTGTTGTCCTTGACTCTAGCGGTAACATTTACGTTGGTGGCTCTTTCACTTCGTTTAATGGGAACACTCGTAACCGAATCATTAAGCTACTTCCTTCAGGGGTAGAGGACTCGACCTTCTTTGGTAACGTTGGAACAGCTGCAAACGGCGATGTGTCGGCGCTTGCTATCACACCTTCTGGCAAGCTCCTGGTTGGTGGGGCGTTCACGACATTCAACGGTTCTACCGTAAACGGCCTGACTCAGCTCAATCTAAACGGAACCTTTGACACCTCCTTCACGGGATCAACTGGGGTAGACACTCAAGTCCTGGCGCTTGATACGCTCTCAAACGGCACAATCTTGGTGGGTGGGAACTATACGACGATCAACGGCGCTTCTCACAATGGGCTTGCTGCCCTGACCACGACTGGTGCGATTGACTCAACTTATACGAGCAACATTGGGGGGCTCTCCTCTGGCGCAATCGTTAACGCAATCACCGTACAGAGCGATAACAAGGCGATCTTTGGTGGGGTGTTTACCACCGTGAACAGTGTGGCGCGTGTAAACTTAGCAAGACTTCTCTCAACCGGAGTTCCTGACACCACGTTTGATACGAACATTGGGACAGGACCCTCACTTGATGTTTACGCAATTGCCGTAAACTCAAACGACGTGGCTTTTGTTGGCGGCTCATTCGTATCGTTTAACGGTGTGGCAGTAAGATACTTCGTGTCGATTGGGCTGCCTCCTGACAACGTGGTTGATCAGTTCACGCTCAGGGGTAAGTACTCTCTCACCGCTGCCGACTGGACTATTGGTGGGATGGTTGGCATTGGTGATGGAGCTGGGGTGGTTCTCTCGATCACACCAACTGGACAGATTCAATACACGAGCACGAACCTCCCAACGATGACGGCAATCAACGAAGTATCGTATTCACTGACGGAGCTATGAAATGATTAACCCTAAAATATTTCGAGGCCTCTCGTTTGAACAGCAAGCAACGCTTCCTTCTAGTCCTCAGACTGGGGACTTAGCCAGGGACGCATCGGGGCTTAAGTTTTACGACGGATCATCGTGGCAACTTATTGGAACAGGTAGTGGCGGCACGCAGAGCTGGGTTAAGTTTTCAGTGAGCGGTGGAGTTGTTACGATAAACGGGTCATCGAACGTAGCCTCTGTTACTCGTGCTTCCACTGGTGTCTACACCGTCAACTGGACGACTCCGTTTGCCAATGCCAACTACTGCTTGAGTCTTTCTTCCGTGAACAACGGCGGAGCAGTGTTCTTTGTTTCCGTTGACACCACTGGCGCGGGTCAAACCACGAGCGCGGTTCACTTACTTGCAGTCGATAACACCTACGTTGTGAATGATCCTGATATTGTCTATGTGGCGGTAGTGGGGTCTTAATGTCACTGACTGGCTATCCTTTAAAGTACACTGAGCTAGCGAATCAAGCGACCAAACGCTTGAACGTTGTGCTTGAGATTGAAGGAGCGCCCGACCTGTTATCCATCGTGCCAGTGTATTCTAAGATCCGTTACGGTGATCCGATTAACTACGCTGACGCCGGGCTTGCTTACGGTGGTTATCGTCTACTCTCTAACGTGAAGTCTTACATGATGGTGGATGGAGGGCTTACGATCACTCAGAAGATTGAGCCTGAGCAGGGCCGTGGTTCAATCTCTCAGATCAGTCTCACCTTCTTAGACAAAGACGGCTACATGACTGCGCTCATCAGCCCTGGAATTGTGCTTGATGAGCTGCTTGGTAACAAGTTGTGCGTGCTTCGGGTTGGGTATGTGAACAGCTCTTACCCTGAGGACTATCTGACCACGTTTCGCGGGTTTGTTACAAAGACCACGGCTGGTCAGGGGACAGTGAAGCTTGAGTTCTCTGACGCCAACGTGAAGCGTAGGCAGCAGTTCTTTAGTTACACAAAAACTCAACTTGCTGGCTCAATCACCAGTTCTGATACAAGCGTACCAGTAGACAACGCTGCTGGCTTGGTTTCCGCTATCACAGGCCCTGACGGGACATATGATCCAAACATAAAAACGTATCTTAAGATTGGCGACGAGTACATGCGATACTTGCCTGGGGGGATCTCAGGAAACACCGTGACAGTGACTCGTGGAGATCGTGGCACGATTGCGGTGTCTCACTCTGTCAATGACGGGGTTGAGAACGCGGTAGAGATCTCGGGCCATCCAATTGACGTGGCGCTTAAGCTTTCTCTTTCTGGCTGGAACGGGCCTTACTTAAGCGGCGTTGCGCCGATTGCAATTGGTACCACGCTTGACCCGCTAGATACTCGTACGAACGTGATCTTGCTCAGACAAGACGCTGATAAAGTGTACGGGCTATCTGAGGGCGACTGGGTAACGGTAAGCGGTTCGGTGGCTGGCAATGACGGCTCGTATCAGATTCAGTCCATTGAGAACGCGCTTGGTGATGACAACCGAATGCTAGTGCTCACAACTAACGTCAACTACGAGAACGGCGGGCCTGCGCTGCTTGCTCTTCGTTCACAGTATGACACATTCCCAACTCTGCTGGGCGTAAAGAACTCTCCACGAGAGATAGACGTTAAGACTCACAAGACGATTAGAAACCAGTTCTTGGGCTCGTCGATTTACATGATAAGGCTCTTGTTTGACTCTCCTCAAAGTTCAGCAAAAGAAGTGATTGAGTCACAGTGTTTTTTGCCGATCGGCGTTTACGCTCTTACTCGTTACGGCAGACTTTCGGTTGGGTTTACGAAACCCCCCATTGCAGATGACAAGCTTCTTTATCTTAACTCGTACACGATCTTGGACCCTCAAAACATTCGAGTGGAGAGGGCTACAAACAATAGACGTTTTTACAACGTAGTGACTTATCAATACGACAAGCAGGACAATGGGGCATACCGTTTAAGTTATAATGTGATCGACACGGAGAGTCTGACTAAGACGGCAATAGTTCAGGCGCTGCCCATTAAGAGTGACGGACTAAAGGCAGCGGACGGGGC